ATCACTTCCAATACTGCATTTAATGTTACTATAACTAAATTTATTGAATTAATAAATATATCATTTATAATCCCTACCAATAAAACAAATATGTTTAAGAATACACATATTATTGAAAATAATGGGTTTATGTTTATACCTATTTTATTAAATGGAAATTGAAGTGCAGAACCACTGTCAACATCTTTTATACCAGTAAATTCCTCTACAAGGTCATTTGCTACCGTTTGTTGTATTCTAGGTATATAATTTTTTACTGAATATATTTCATTCCAATATAAATCAGTAAAACTTCTATCTCTTGTATTTTGGTCAAAGGCATAATCGGTTAGAGATTTATTATCTGGATTATTTGGTACTAAATAACTTCCATTATTGCCTCTTATGTTAATTCTGAATCTGACTCTAGCCCTTGTTGGTATTCCCTTTGTTGGGTCATCAGTTGGTACTAGGTCACCTTCTTCTGATGTTGTAACATAATCTAAATTCATTGGGACTAAATAAGCCCATGTACCATCATCGTCTACCTCTCCACCAGCGACATCAAATCTTTCAATACTTCCATCTCTTAGTTTTCTTATCATCTCAACTGCTCCAGCACCAGTTGAAAGTTGGTCGTGTTCTCCAATTCTAGGTCTAGGTAAACACTTTTTAGTAAGCGTATTTTTTCCGCTATCACTAAATATTGAACCCATGAATAATGCACTTGGATTGATGCTAAATTGTAAATCGATATCATTCCTTGTTATACCTACTTCGCATTGTTCTGTGTCACCCCAAAAAGGTTGTACATTAACACTAATTGGTGAAAACTTTTTAAGTTGGCTAAGGCTTGTGCTTTCTTCTCTATTTTTATATTTGCTAGGTGATTTAAAATTAGTTGATGCTCCACCTTGTGTGATTAACTCATATGGTTTTTGAGATAAAAATCCAATATCAGATACATCAACTTCAGCGTGTAAGAAATGGGTACCAACTGGTAAGCCAAACAACATATAATCACCAGAATCATTTGTTGTGGTTGTAAACTTATAATACTTGCAATAAATTTTTGACAAGTTATCGTTGTCTTGGATTTCTCTTTTTGAAGGGAATGTACCAATTGGTGTAAAACAATCTTCTTGCCCATTTGAGCTATTCGGTAATAAATTATATGGTATTCCATCTAAGTCTCTATCTGTTACGGTTTCAAATGGGTATAAACCAAATATTTCTGGGTCTAATTTGTCTTCTTCATCAACTGGTATAAATATTGAAACCTTGGCATTTGGTACACCAACACCGTTGTTGACAATAACTCTACCTACTACAACTCCATAATCTGAACAAAATCTTCTATAAGCGTCATCTTGTGATATTTTTAAAGAAAGAATCTCTATGAAATCAAACTTTTGATTTATATTAACCTTTAAAAATTTATTATCACCTGGAGTTGCTTTTATTCTAATATTGTCAGACATTATATATTATGAAGGAGTTTTTTCTATTGTGGTTATATCTTTGCTTGCAATCTTCCTAACCGCTTGCATCATTAACGATGTGTCTAAGCTTGAATCAATAAAGATTGATTTGAACAATAAATAAATAGAAAATGGTACAACTATTACTGTTAATATTGAACCAGAAACTAGAAATAACATTATCTTGGTTAAAAGTACTAAAAAGCTTTTTACTAAAGATTTATTGTTTTCACTATTGGTTTCTGTTGTGGTATTACCTTTCTTTTTATTTTTACATTTACTACATCCCATAATTTTATTTTTTATTAATTAATATTAAAAAAGAAGCAAAAAGTGAAGTTTAAATTATTTTACTCTCACGATAACATCTTTCTCAGGGAATTTAATTTCAAACATACCAACAGGGTCACCAAAAAGTGTATATTCACCCAATAAATCTATCTGTCTAGTTTCTTCACTTATATATGGTTGTGGAACCTCATTGGCCGAATATCTACCCTCACCAACTTTATTATATACTCGTAAATCAACAACATTCAATACACCAGGTATTGTGTTTATTTGCTCAAGTAATTGTGATAAATATATGTTATCACCCATGCCCCATTTCTGAATATCAAAATAGTCAACAACAGTTGTTATGGCTTCTGAAATAATTTCAGATTGTGGGAATTGTTTGTCAACAAATAAATCCACTTCAAATCCTATATTATATACGTTGCCATTGGTAACTTCTACATAGTCATTGAGCATTCTATAATCAGAAAGATATGTAGCTATATTATTATTAAGTGTACTTGTAGATGTGGTGCTTAATTTGCTGTTCTCATCCAATGTAAGTGTGTATACAACAACCTTGTTTTGCTGTTCGATTACATTATTTCTAAATGGTACACCAAATTCACCTGACATTAGTGCTATTCTTGTTTTGTAATCTTCAATCGTAACACATCTTTCCTGTGATGAAAAATTATATCTAACTAAGTTTCTTATTTCTTCTACTGAAGGCTCATTCTTACCACCCAGAGCTGGTAATGGATTGGTAACTGTTATTGAATTAATTACCTGTTGATTTGTTGTAGCATTAGCCCCATTTACATTTATATTAATGTTGTTTACAGTTGTAAGTGTATTCGGGCCAATGTTAGTGTCTGCACCACCACCCACTCTATAAGATATAAATAAAGTTGTATTTGGGCTAAGGGTTAAACCTAATGATGTGTTATTAATAAAATCACCAACTCTATCAACAAGAGATTTATCTACATCAAAGTCACATAATGAACTTATATCTTCACTACCACCACCAAAAATAATTTTACAGAATCCATTATCGGTAAACTCTTTTATGAATCTTTGGTCAACTCTCTTAAATTTACCAGGTTTTACCGTTGCATTATCACTAACTCTAGTGTTGTCTGGTATAAACACAATATCATCAGCAAGTGCATCTACTTCAAACCATCTGTTATCTTCATTGTAGAACTGAGCCGTTGTTGGATTTGTTGTAAAATTGGTGCCTTCTAGGGCTATGATTGAATTTATTGATAAAACATTATCATCGGGTAGTACAACTTCAAAGAATGGTCTAACATCAGCATCTGTTATGGTTCTTGATTGTATTTTGGTTATACCGTTTATAACTAACTCTCTTTTTGTTAGTGTGTAGTTAATGATATTGTTATTATTATCAAGATTTGGTATAACTAATCTATTTGGTACTCCACCTGTTGTAAATGGAGATGTAAAATCAATATCTTCACTGGTTTCAAATACCTTACCAGCCCCACTTATTTGGGCACCTCTTGTAATTACTGGTGCATATGATACATCGAATGTATCACCTAGTACGGGAACGACCACAGAAAAATCTGCAATTGTTACAGAAGCCCTTTTACCTGGTATTTTTAACCCGAATGTTCTTGCCATTGAAAGGATTGAGCTTCTTTCTTGGGCAAAATCTATTTGCGTTTCTTGGAACATTCTGTCAGTTTGGAATGATAACATATCACCCACGGCAGCATTAAGTTCCAATAGCATCATACCCACAGAAGCATCGTTAAAATCATTAAAGATGGCTGGATAGTATTGCTTAACGAAACTTATTAATTCTTGCCTTACATCTGCAAAATTCCTACTGTAATAATTAATTTTCTTTGGCATAGATAAGTATTTTTATACTGATATTCTTATATATTATATAAATATATAATAATCAAAAATTAAAAAAAATACAGTTTTACTTATCTATATTTCTATGATTACAAAATCGGTATCAACAAAAACACCTTCGGTTACGGTATAGTCAATTCTAACTACTGCTCTATATTCGCTATTTTCACTTATTTGAACATCAACTTCATTTACCTGTAAGTTTGGTAAGTATTTCTTGATTACATCATTTAAATGAATCTTGATTTCATTATGAGTAGCTGAATCATTTTGTTCAAAAATGTATCTTAATAAATCGGTACCAAAGTCTGGTAGATATAATCTCTCGCCCCTTCTGGTTAAAATCAAATGCATCAAATCAGCCTTTATTGCTTGCTTATCTGAAGCGTTTAATTTTACAAAATCACCTCTATCACTTTGTCTAAATGGAAACGCTATATTAATAAATGTACCTGGGTCTGCCATAAATAGTCATTTATATATAAATATAACCTATTGGAATAAAGTTTCCTTCTTTTTAGATACAAACACATTTTTAGGTACTCTGATGATTGAAATGAAATCCTCTTCCATGTCACCACCATTAATCATAATTAAGTTTTTTATATTCGGTAAACTTATATGTGTTTCTATCGTGCTATGGGAAATTTCTATGCTATATCTATTTTGACTAATAAGATAATTGACAATTGCTTCTTTTTCTGTATTTATCTTAACCCCTAAAAGAATCTGACAAGTGGGTTCATCCCATATTTCTATCTTTATTTTGCCTGGTAAATCACATATTATTTCGTTATACGTGTCTACGTTGAAATTTTTGATAAATTTACTATATGTTTGTCCATAGGATGTTTTAACCAATAACAATAAAATTAATACTTTTAAAACTTTCATAAAATTAAATTTTGTAAAATATAAATATATAACATTTTTGCAAAATTATATTTTTTAACAAAAAAAACAAAAAAAAGAGGAAAAAATTAATTTTCCTCCTTTAATATATATGAATCGCAATATGGTTTTATGCATCGCATCCGCCCCCAGCGCAGGTAAACATTGAGTTTTCTGGTCTTTTGGGTTTTTGTAAATTTTCATTACTTGATGCGGATAATTTTTTGTTTTTACCTAATTTAGATTCTGTTCTGGTATAATATACACCAGTTTTCAAACCATTTTTCCAAGCAAAAACTAATGCACTTGATATCTTACTGTATTTTGCGTCTTTATGATATACATTCATACTTTGGCTTTGGTCTACATACTTGTTTCTGATAATGGCTAACTCTAATAAAGCCTTTTGTGGGATTTCCCAAACTGTTTTGTATCTATATCTGATGTCTTCTGGTATTTCTTGGATATCTTGAATACTACCTTCGTTAAGAATTATCTTATCACTTATTTCGCTATTCCAAAGTCCTAATTCATCTAATTCATTTACTAGATATTTGTTTACAACGATGAATTCTCCATCGCCAACCATTCTGGTAAATAAATTTGAAGTTACTGGTTCAAAGCATTCAAACGCACCTAAAAGTATGGCACTTGATGCAGTTGGCATAAGACCTAATAGTAGTGAATTTCTCATAGGTATTGGTTCTCCTTCTTTTAATGGTGACCAACCTTCAATATACGTTTCACCCTTGCTATATTTACTATCTTCCCAAGCTGGATAATTTAACCCTTCTTCTTTGGCTAATTCCATACTTTCTTCAACGGCAGCCTTATACATTGTTTTGAATATATCTTCATTCCATTTCTTAGCTTCCTCGCTTTCAAAAGATATTTTTTTCTTAGCAAAAAAATCTGCTAAACCTGCAACACCAATTGCAATTGCTCTCTGGTCTTCACCAGCATTCTTACTCCATTCGTCAGACCATTTGTTGTTATCTATTACTTTATTTAATGCTCTTACAAGTACCTTAGTTGATTTTGCAATACTTTTTAAGTCTTCTTGTTCTGCTAAGTTTATGGATGCTAATGTGCATTGTGGTGTATATTCTGGCTTGCTTGCTTGCATAATTTCAATACAAAGATTACTTTGACCAACAATACCAATATTGTCTTGCATGTTTCTCTTGTTAGCGTTGTCTTTGTAGAATACATATGGTGTACCACTTTCAACTTGAGACCTAATGATAGCATCCCATATCTTTTTTGGTTCAATTTCTTGTCCTATTCCAAGTTCTACTGCTTGATTGTATACTTCTTTAAATTCTTCACCATGTGTTTCATAGAGTGGCTTTAAACCAGCTAATTTTATATCATTAGGACAGAATAAATGATACTTTTTACCGTTTATTAGCGCATCCATGAATACATCATCTATTGAAACCGCAGTAAATAGGTCTCTTGCTCTATTTAATTCTTCACCGATTGGTAACCTCAATTCAAGAAACTCAAGAATATCCTTGTGCCAAACGGATAAGTATAATGCACAACTTCCAGACCTGTTGCCTTGCTTATAAAATCTCATAAAAGACTGTACCATATCAGCAAATCTAACAACACCACCAGCATATCCCTTAAATGAAGAAACCAAACTCTTAGAACTTCTCAATTTATCGATACATAGTCCAATTCCAGAGCCTTCTTTTGAGCCATGTCCAATCTTGTCTAGTGTTGCATTTATACCTTCGATACTATCATCCATTAATGTGGTCAAATTACAGCTTATAAGGCCGTTTCTGCCCTTAATTCCAGCATTGCTTAGTATTGGTGTGGCAAAGTTTATTTTCTTCTCATATAGCTGATTTAATAGCTTTCTTCTTTGTTTAAATGAATCTGGATATAAATGATTTGCAACTCTATTGTGCATCATTGATGGAATTTCAATTGGACCACCGCTTGCATTCTTTTTTGAATATTTTTTCAAAAATGTAGATGCCGCAAATGAATCAAATTTTTCATCAACAGGTTTCATTTCAACTTCTAATAATTTGGCTTGTCTTGATATAAGTATTCTACCACCTAATATGCTATAATCTGGGTGTTCTATTTGTAGGTCTGCCGATTGAAATGCAATTATTTCGTCAATATCAGTAGCAGTCATACCATCTTTTACGTGTGGTACAACTTTTTGAAATAATTTATCTGAGTTTACGTTTAAACCCTTTGCTTGTTGCTTTAATCTGGTCAATATTTTGTTAGGCATGAAAGCTTGTTTGCTTCCATCTCTCTTAATTATTTTCATATTAGTATTTTTTTATTTATTAGAAATCGTCATCGTCAAATATACCTTCATTTGTTGTTGGTATATCAACTCTAGTGTAACCTCCACCTGTTCTTCTTTCAAAGAAATTGTTTTTAGAAGATAAACCTATCTTTTTCATGAAGTCAAGTGGGTTTTGAACGTTAAATTCAGTTTCTCCAGTAAAATCCTTAAGAACTACATCTGTAACAAATTTAACATATTCAATCATCATATCTTTTGTCATGCCTTGTAATCCATCTGGTAGACTTTCTTCAACGAATTTCTTTTCTGTCTCAAAGCAAGATAAAATTACTTGTCTTATTTGTTCTTTACTTGGTTTGTATTCGTGTTTGATGTAGTCTTTAAACATCTGCAATGCAAATTCATAATGAAACGACTCGTCTCTTAATATTAGTTCGTTCATTTCAGCTAAACCAGGCATTTTATTTCTACTTCTAAACCAAAATACACCAGCAAATACAGAAGAGAATGCAATTCCTTCTACACATGCAAATGCAATTAGCTTTTCAACGAATGTACCGTTATTTAACCAATATTCGGCCCATGAAGCCTTATCTTTTACTGCTTCATTAGTTAACATGGAATTAAATAAATCTTTCTTTTCTTGTGAATCTTTGATGTATGTGTCAATCAACAATGAATATCCATTAGCATGGACTTGTTCAATAAACATTTGGTGGTTATAGTAGTATTTTGCTTCAGCTATATCCACATTATCTATTACATTATCACATAGGTTATCAATTACCAATCCATCTGATATTGTAAAGAAAGCTAAAATGTTCTTTAAATAAAACTTTTCATCATCGTTCAAATCGTCATACTTGTCTTGTGCTAAGTTTACTTCTTCTGCGACCCAAGTTTGTTTTTCTGCGGCTTTATATGCATCCCAAAGGTCTTGATTTTTTATTGGGAAAATAGAATACCTCTTCTCTGTATCTGAATTTTTTAAATACATGTAATTATCAATTTTAATATATTAGTGTGTGTTATTGTTTCTATTAGTTAGCAGTTCTGCTACTCTGTTTTGGTCTCTTTGATTCTTTATTTCTTTCGTTTCGTAGAATGTATTACCCATTAAGTTGTCTTCACTTATGTTAATTACAACTCTACCATTATCAAAAGTAACATCTTCAAATACAATCCCATCTTTTCCGAACCTTGATTTTAAAATAGCCATATTAGCCCTGCCCATTTCTTTCTGCTCCAAACTCTTTGCAACTGACAATATAAAGTGACCAATCTGACCTTTTTTGATTGAGCCACCAATCATACTTGAATCAACCGTTGTTGCGTTTATTGAACTTCTGTTACCTTGAACTGCTGTCCATCCAGCAATATTCAAATCTGATAACATTGTTTCAAATTGTCGCATAACGTTACCTTCACCAACGTATTCATCCTTAAATTGTTTAGATGGTTGAACACAATCAATATAATCTAAAAATATAATGTCTGGTCTAAAACCTTGTGCAATTTGTTTTTTGATATATTGTTTTATATGTGGTATGGTTGTTCCATCACTTGGAAACTTCTTTAATTTTAATACGCCTGGTCTTTGTTGATGAATTTTAGCGGTAACCAATATTTCATCTCTATTTTCATTTAGTTCGTTTAGGCTATATTTTCCATCCATCCAACATGTTAAATGTTTTCTTTGGATAACTTTAGGGTTGTCCTCAAAGAAAATCTGCAACACATTTTTACCAATATTTTTAGCATGGTTAGCCATCTTAGTTACTAATGTTGTTTTACCAACACCAAATGGTGCTAATATTACTGCTAACTCGCCTTTGGAAAGTCCACCATCCATGTAACCATCTAAGCCATTAATACCTGTTGGTATCGGGTCTCTAAAATCATCATCCATTACAGATTCTAATTCAGCAAAAACATCGATTCCATCATCTTTTAATGAGCCTACTTCTAATGCTTTTTTTAATATATCTTCACACTGTGCATAATCATCTAAATTGCCATTATCAATAATCTTCTGAATCTGCCTTACTGACTTTTTTAACTCTTGTTGTTTACAGAACTTCATTGAAGTATCTTGTATTCTATAAGAGTTGTTTTGTTCAGCATCTCTTATTTTTTGAAACTCTTCTTTTTGAAATCCTAATTCAATTTCATCGTTTACATTTTCTAAAATAATTGATTCTAAATCATTAATATCTGGTATAACTTCATATTCATCATAGTTGTCTTTTATCTTAGCACAAGCTGTTCTAAGGAATATATTTTCAAAATAATTAGGCTTTAGAATGTCTATGATGGATTCTCCAAACTTCCTATCTATGACCACTTGTTGTATTAACCTATACTGAAAATCCTCCCCTAAATAACCTAAATTATTTTTGCTTATTATACCCATATTTTGATGTTTATTATAAATATTGACTAAAAAAGAAAATTACTTTTAAACTCTGTTAAATTTTAAATCGTAACCTTCATATTCGGTTTGGTACTCGTCTAAACTAAAGTAATACTCAATTTCATTAATAATGTTAGATATGATTTTTTTAATATTTACTGCGTATCTAACTTCAGTTGGAAACCAATTTCCAGAAAACATACTTCTAGCAACTACTTTTTTGTCAACTTTTAATTCAAATGTAAAAATATCCTCATTTTGAAAATTGTCACCAGTTTCTTTAGCATAATATCTAAAGTATTTGTAGTTTTTCCATATGTAATTTTCAGACATTTCTTTTAGGTATTGTGGTATAATACCCATTGGTTCTGAACCCATACCTACTAAGTTATCCATTAATTCTTTCATTTCAATAGAATTAATTACATCCTTATTAAAGTTTCTTACATTGAAAAATCTCTGACAAATGATAGGCTTACTGTTTTGACCTCTATCTTTGTTTTCATTAATATACAATGTAAATTCAAATCGATAATTTTCCCAGAAATTATTTTTCTTTTTCTTGTTCATCTTTTAAAAAAAATTAAATTTAAATGTTATTATTCTTCTCCCTTTCCATTAATTTTTTAAAAGGTAGCAAGTACTCTTTATATCTTGTCTGACCGATTACCTTGTCAATCCCATCTTGTTTTAACATCTTATAAGCATTCTTGATGCTTCTATCATCTTCGCTTAGTCTGGATGTTATTAACTCGTTAAAATTAATTTTAGATTCTTCGGTTAGAAGTGGGTTAGATAAATCTATCAAACGTTTATTTATTTCATAAATTTCATTCCCTTGTATTCCATCAGTGGTTCTATTTATAATATTTTCTAGAGCCTTTAATGGTTTCTTTTTATTTTCTATTCTATCCTTTTGTATTTGCTTGGATTGTTCGATTATTTCATCAAGTGTGACTTTTCTTTCCTTGAGTTGTGGAAAGTGAGTTAATAGTGTATCTACTCCAACTCTTTTTATACCCTTAATGCTATCACTATTGTCACCACACAGCATTTTTATAACCACTACGTTAGTGTAATGATAATCAAAATAATACTTGAATGTATTTTTGTCTACATAGGTTTTTAAATCCAAAAGGTATACTCTTACGTTATCGTCTATCAATTGACACAAATCTCTATCATTAGTGATTACGGTAATTTTTTCAGTGTCTTTTCTTAATTTACAATAGTATGCAATAAAATCGTCACTTTCAACTTTATCATCAATTAATTGTCTAACAAATAATTCTTCTAAATAATTAAATACGACTTTTCGTTGGTATACTTCTTCTAAATCCTCTGGTTTGGTACCATTTATATAATCTTTACCTCTTCCACTCTTATAGTCCTTATATATTTCCCACCTTAATTTACCAGAAAATTCACCATCCCAAAATGTATAGCAATTGTGATATAGGTTATCATTCAATAATTTGCGCAATACGGTGATGAATTGATATGTCCCACCTATGTGTTCACCTTTTGAATTATATTCGTTTCTAGCACCAATAAAACCCCTCTTGTACAATGAATTACCATCGACAAGAAGGGTGTTTTTAACTTTACTTACCGACCTATTCCTTGGCGGTAGTCTCTTCATGCTAAATTTGGTTACAGGGTTAATAAATTACTGAAAAAGGTCATCTTGGTCAAAACCTTGCTCTTCTCTTTCGATAACAAAATCATCAAGAGTGGTATTGAGTTTTGCTAAGATATATTTCTTGTGAGTCTTTTTGTACTCATCAATTTTCTTAGGGTTCCAATAACCATGAGAAGTTGAAGCTAGTTTACCATGTTCTTCAATTCCGTTTACTTGATTCTTTTCGCATCTAACTCTTGTTTCGATACCAAACTGATAAGTTTCTCCAGCTGAAGTTGCTTTAAGTTTTGTGGTTGAGTGTGAAAGTATACCACCGAAGTGAACTATAACTCTTGGCGCATAAAAGAATGCTTCACCGCCCTTATGTTTGATAACTTTGTTTTCGTTATCAAGCCATATTTTCTGAACCACTGCAAATGTGTTTGTATATTGTTTACCTTCTCTTCTTGATGAAGGTATTCTATGGTTAATTAGTGATTTAAATGCTGTTTCCATTGAACCTGCATTCCACTGATTATTGTTTGATTTAGACATTACAGATTTAAATCCATTTATTGAACCTACTGAATCCCATAAGAAACATAGATTTCTATCTAAATCTCCTTCATCTTGCATGTCTAATAGTTCAGTCATTAACCTTGCTACATCTTCGATAACTGGTTCACCTCTCAATGCTTTTGTACCTTCTTTACTATTTGAATAATCAATGAATTTGTATTTATTAAGTAAATCATCTCCATTCATAAAAAGAAAATCGCCTTCATAGTCAATAACTTCACCTGTTGATTCATCAACAACTTCTTCAAATTGAACTCCAACGTCTCTAGCGTGTTCCCAAGACCAGTTTCCCTCTGTTTCAATAATAACTGGTAGGTCTCCAATCTTTTGGGCACCAGCCACTGCTTCATATATTGCCGTTGATTTTCCAGTGTTACTGAACCCTCTAAAACTAGTGAAATATCCTCTGGCCAAACCAGGGATTTTTAAGGCTTCATGAAAAGCATCGGATAATGGAATCCATGTTAATTCTTTTTCTTTTACTACGGTATTAAAACCTTTGTCTTTTTTAAACTTACTTAAATCGAATTTTTTATTCGGTAATTTTTTTGGTGGTTTCTTCGCCATTGTCATAAAACATTTTAAAAAAAAGAATTGGGTAAAAATTAATTTACCCAATCTTGTTAAACTAAATTAATTAAAAAGGAAGGTCATCGAAATCATCATCTCCTTTAGAAGTTTCTTGGTCGTTTGATGATGTTTCTGTATTTTGCTGATTATTTCCCATTGTTAGTTCGGAATCATAATCATCTTCTTCGTACTGAGAGTTTGTTTGTTCTTGGTCTTCTTTGGCAACAAATTTTTCTTGCTCTTTATCCCAAGTTGGTGTTTTACCCATAGCAATAATAGATAGGTAGTTGTAATCTTTAACAGAATATACATCTTCCCATGTTCTATCGTCATTTGACCATTGTTCCATTAGGTCTTGGTCATCTGAAAGCTTGCTCTTGTTTGGTGCGTAGTTTATTGAATTTATCATAGGTTTCTTCAACTGATTTCTTTTGATTTCAATTTTCAAATCTCTACCATTTTCATAATCAATAATATCTTCACCAGCTGCATTGATAGCTGAAAGAATCTTATCAAGTGTTCCAGAGTTATCGTATGAGTGATTAAACCTCCAAAACTTAACACCTTCATGTTCTTTGTCTCTGTCAATAACTTTTAAGACATACATCTTTCTTGCTGAAAACTTTTTAGCCAACTCTTTGTCTGATTCTTTACCAGTGTCAAGTAGCATTTTTCTTGTCTCACAAAAAGGACATTCTTCACCCTTTTCATGTTTAATACAAGTGAATGTTCTCCATTTTTTTGGTTCAACTTCTTTTTTGTGAGCATGCATTACTCCCCAGAATTTTCTATCAGTTACATCGTATTTTAGAATACGGATAGTTTTGGTTAATGAGTTTACACCATCTGGGAGATAAGTGTTGAAGTAATTTTTTAGGTCGTAGGTTTTCCTACCTGTGTTGTTGTTTTGAGTACCTTTTTTGTACTCATCTAAGTAATCTAAGTAATTCGCCATTTTAAAAATTTTATGTGCTTTACGTTATAAAAAAAATTGTATATACAAATATAGTGCTTTAATATATAAAAACAATAATTAATTAAAAAAATTTTAAAAAATTATAGTTCATCCATGTCTTCTTCATCAAAAGAAGACTTAACATCTGCGCTTGAATAGTCAGCATCGATGTCATCTTGCGTCAATACGTACTCTTTAGGTTCTTCGTCTTCTTTGTCCATGATGTCATATTGACCTTCTTGTGAAGACCAGAAATCAGTTAATTTAACTGAATATGGATAAGAATCTAATGAACGCATTTCTATTTTTTCTTCTGGTGTAGGTGCTCTTTTTTCTAGTTCTGTTTCTAGTGAGTCTATCTTAGAAGAAATTTGTTCCATTGATTTTAGTTGGTTTTCTAGTTTACTAACCATGCTTAATAGACTATCTATTTTTTCATTTGCTTGGTCGGCACTTTGTTTTGCTTCTTCAGAACCCTTAACTAATTCTGTTACATCTAGTTCAATTGTTCCATCGTCAGCTGGTTCTACATCAATATCAAGTTCTTCAGTTTCTTCTTCTTCTGCTGCTGGTTCTTCTTCTGGACCAAGTTTATCAAGTTCTTCGGTTTCTTCTTCTTCTTCGCCACCAGCAAAGAAATCTTCAACCTCTTCGTCTTCTTGTTCTTCTAAGTTACCTAGAATAAGGTTATCAGCTTCTGTATAGAAGTTGTATTCATATAGCTTTTTAAAATTCTCAACTTCTTCGTTGATTAATCTTTTTATATCTTTTTTCATTATATTAATAATTGTCTACCATCTTCGGTTATTACTGTTTTATTAATTCTTTCAACGATGCTCTTATCTTGTTTGATAATAACATTCTCTTTTTGTGTTTCGTTTTGATTTTCTTCATTTTCTATCATGAAGTCATCAATTGCTTTTTTTACATTTTTGTTTTCCATAATAATATTGTTTTTATAAACATTATTTATATATAAATATAAGGAATTGACTAAAAAATACGTTTTATGTTATACAAAAATAAGTTTCCGTTTTTTTTAATTATCAATTTATCTTGATAAGTGTCCCAGTTGATTTTAACTGACTTGTAGTTTATATTTCCTAATTCCATGTCGGTTGTTTCTTCAATTAATTTATTTAATGCGTTAATCGTATATATGCAAGTACCTCTTTTATGTATTTGTATTGCATCTGGAAATAGTCTTCTAAAGTTTACTTTTTTATCAGTTTTATTTATGAATTTAAACGTTACCATGACCTTTGATTCATCATCTAATAATTTAAATACGAATACTTTATCTCTTGGTATGTTGAATTTTTCTTCTAAATAATCTAGGAACCAATCTAACCTTTCTGGAAATATAAATGCAGCTAATAGTGGTTTTTTATTCATCTTCGTCTATAAGGTATAAGAGTGGTATATATTTTATCTCATCATTAAACATGCTGAGTTTATTCTTATACTTTATAAATATATCATTATGAGTTAAAAACACCTTTGACCATGATTTAATATTTGTAATAAATACACTTCTGTCACGACCTATAAAGTCTATTTGATTTAGATTTATACCATAAATTTTATAATTTGATAAAATATAAATCATGGAATCGGTAACAAAACTTATATTAGTCTCTGAATTGTCCTTAATATCATTAAAGAATTGCTTTAAAAATTCTTTTGTGTTCAATATTAAATCAATGAATATATATTCATTTTGATTAATTATTTGTTTGTAGCAATGTTCTACAAAATAAAATAGGTCTTCTTCGAAAAGTGTTCTTCTTTCTGATTTTAAGAATGTCCAAAATAGGGTTTTATTTATTCTTCTATTTGAGAATTTAAAATCCTTTCCAGATTTTTTAATATTGTCTAACCCTATTATTAATGTTGGTAAATTATTATCAACTTCATCATAATTTTTATATATGTTAAAGTGTTTGTTTACCGTTACATTTTCTTCTGATATGATGTTTCCTATCTTCATATAACAAATATAATAAAAATATTTTAAGTTACCTTTTTACTTGATGCTTTTTGGCTTTGAGAGATATTTCCTGTTACCATTAGATTTCCATCTATTATTGAATTTTCAAAAATAATTAATTCTTTTAATCTGTCTCTTAGGTTTCTATCTTTTACGTATAAACTATTTTGATTTGTTTCTGAAATTAATGCCCTTATTCTTCTAACTTCTTCTGATGCTTGATTTTTTATAATGAAATTTTCATCCGTTCTAGCCTTAAGTTCATTTATTCTTTCTTGTGATGTTTGTTTATAACAATTTTTAAAATAAGATAATACACTAAAAAAATCTCCAGAACTTATATTGTCATTTACTGAACTTGGTAAAGTACCAAAAGCTACTGGGTCTCTATAAAATGACCCAGGATTCAATGATACTTTATCCCCTTGATTTCCACCTAATACAAAAATACTTTCATTATAATTGTTTTTTATATTTTTATCTTCTTTACATAAAAACCCTACATGCCCACCTCCTTTTCTTAAGAAATGTACAGTATCCATACTTTTGGCGGTTTCAAAAGAAGTGTTTTTTGTTAGTCCGATATATTCACCCCCTCTGCTAAATATTGAACTCCAATGTCCTTTTGATGTAATTCCAGCTAAGTTTAAAACAAATGATACATAACATGCACACCAAGGTGTTGATTCTCTTAATTCAGTATCGTCTTCTATAACTATTTTATACCATGTTGGACTATTTGCGGCATTTTTGCCAGCAGGGTCTGTACATGAAAAATAAAACATGTATATGAATAAATTACCTTTTGTTTCTGATATACCTTCGAATTGTTTATTTAGTAGAAAAACAGCATCTCTTCTGTTTATTTTTGCTATACCTGAATTAGTTATGGCTTTTCTTAATGTTTCATAACCATCACCGTTTTCTATTCTTATTTTTTCATTAATGTCTGATATGGCCATATTTTTTTATTTTTTTATTCATTATCGTAATCGTCTAAACGTCTTGGTCTACCATTATTTTTATCACCTGGTGGTATATCAATTTTTTCGGTAGAGCCTTCTGCTGGTACAGAATCATCTGATACATTTACAGTTTTTTGTCGTTTTTCACTTAATTCATTAAGACTTGATATTAATGACATGAAGAAATCACCCTCCGTA